TGCCGTCCATCGTAAGATTGGTGATCATGTGAGAGACGCGATCAAGATTGATATGAGGAGAGTCGGGGTGCCCAAGCTCGCCCAGCGCACGGTTCTGCGAGACGTATTCCTCGTTGTATCGAGCGACTTCCCGCTCTAACACAGCTTGTGGATAGATGCGCCCATTACGGTTCTTTATCTCGGACTGAAGGAAGACACCTTCAATATGGTAAGTCTTGCCGTGGTCCGTTGATTCAACGATGGGCTTAACGTCGCGGGGAGAAACAAACTCTGCTATTAGTTTCATGGATTACCTACCTGAGTTTCAGTTCCAATTGGCGCCGGTCTGCCGGTTTAAGTAACCTCTGATTCCATTTGATGCCTGCCTTGGTGGCCTTGTCCAGCACCTGGCCAGCACGACGCCATGCTGATCTACCGTGAGCCGCCGGCCGCTCACCGCTCTTTAAGAAATCTTTTATCGCACTATTAACGACGGCTGCGGGCGGCAGTCTTCTTTGGCGGTTCTTATTGCGGTTACCAGTTAGCTCTTTATAAACCTCATCCGCGACGCGGTCGGGAGACCATCCGCTGTGTGCAGCGTCATGGCTGCCTATATCCCGCATGATCCGCTCAACGCTTTTACCTTCCTTGAACACCGTCTGCTTCTCAACTTCGATTCTATCCGCAGTCTTCTGCTGCATGATCTCCGAGAAGATCTGATTCGCACCAGACCAATCGGCGTTCTTTACGTGCTGGACAAGTTGTGTAAATGAATTCATGACGTGCGGCTGCTGGTTACCGTCCCTCCGCAGAGCGACGTATTGCTGCTCCGTCATCGTCATCATCGACAGCTTCGTTCTTAGCTTTGTAGCCCTTATCGACTGCGTTAAAGAAGTCGTCTTTCTTGTCGGCTGGAATATCGGCGGGAGAGTCATACCCGTGCTTCTTCATCATAGACTTGAAGTAGGCTTTGTAACCGTCCGAGCCACTTTCCGCATCTTCCCTGACACCACCATCGTCCTCACCTGGCGCGCCGTATCCACCGGGCCCTAGCTTGCCTTTACCTTCCTTGAATATCGTCTTCTTCTCAACTTCGATTCTGTCTGCGGTCTTCTGCTGCATGATTTCTGAGAAGACCTGATTCGCACCAGACCAATCGGCGTTCTTTACGTGCTGGACAAGTTGTGTAAATGAATTCATGGGTGACCTCTAGTAACTGGAATTATTGGACATCAGCAAAACCTTCGGTCTTGCGGAACTCAACGATGATGCTGTACGCCGTCTTGGCTGGCACGACTGGCGCGCCAATAAAAAAGTTCCCAGTAGGAGCAGTGAGCGTCGGATTATCAAGCTGTAACGGCAGGGCGTTCTTACCGAAGTATCCAGATCCCGATAATATCAACGATGTCGTATTTGCGGCTCCAGTCGAGGAGGCAAATCCAAGCTCCACAACCATCGTGGGACTGACGGAGTACCACACACTAGTGATATCGAGGTTACGGTCGGGCGTAGTAAATGCAGTCGCCGCATTAGCAGTCGCCGTCACAGCAGTATCCGCGCCTCCACCCGTAAAGGTCAATGTCTCACCATTGGTATATGACGTAGCACCAGTCAACTCACCCACCACTACAGTGTTAGACGAAGCTAACCAGTCAACGACAATGGAACTGGCGCTGCTGGATGTACCCACCATTACTGCACCGCGTAAAACCTCGACGTTTCGACTAGTAAGCACAACTTTGTGAACACCATAGGACAGTGCGGCGACATTCACTTTCATAACGTCAGCGTGTGGTGTACCACTAAGGGAGTAATATAAAAATTTCCCGACAACTCGCGTTGGATTGTCAATAAGAATCTGAGTAACTGCGGTGTCGGCTGTAATCGGCATATCTTTACACTATTTAGTCTATTGTGGATTTCTTCCGTGACGAAGCCACGTCACCAGAAGGTTCCACTGAAGGGTTAGTGTTAGTCTCGCGATTATCGGTGTCGCGCAACGTGGCATCTGCTTCAATGTCAAATGTTGAGGCTTCCGACGATTCGTCAGCCATGTCGGCTTGCATATTCGATAAATCCATATCAGAGAGCTTCAAAACTTCACGTTGGATATACTGATTCGAGAAATACTTCCCGATAAATGGTTCCATCTGCGTAGCAAGATTCATACGAGCCGTGAGAATTTCGTTCATCTTCAGTTCTTCGAAGTAGGAGTCTTGCTGCCAGTTATAGCGAATTCTGTCCTTGATTTTATACCACTCCGCCTCCGTCATCACATTCTTCATTCGCAATTGCTTTTCAAGCAACTGATCGAACAGATGACTTAACTGGACTTGCAGCCGGTGAATAAATTTGGTGAATCGCAGTTCGTCACGGGTAATTTCCGTGGCGCGACCAATCTGGAAACCCTGCCCTGCTTCTGTTCGTGTGGGAGGCAACCCAAGCGCACGATAAAGCTTCTTGCGGAAGTAATCCACGTCTTCCATCTGCCCGAGGTTCTGACCACCGGGCAATGTCTCAATCTGGGTTGACTTACCCCCTTCACGTCGAGGCAGCCAGAAGTCTTCAAGCACTGACATGAACTTGCGGTCGTCGCGAATCTCACCGGTACCAACATCATAGACGAGCTTATTCCGATACCGCTGCATGATGTCGTAGAGATACTGTTCTGCCTTTTGCTTGGGAAGGTTACCCACATCAATGTAGAACACACGGCGCTCGGGCGCCCGCGCAACACGATAGATGACGACGGAATCTTCGATCATGCGAAGCAGGTTCAGTGGCTTGATGGCTTTATGGAGCCATGAAAGCACTGTCCGCTTGTTTACGTCGTAGAGTCCTGACGGGCAGAACGCAACAGCATCCGTGGTGATACGAATACCGTTATAGTTTAGCATGGCCGCTGTAGGGGTGTTCGCTGACCCTGAGAGGTTGGTTGGAGCAACAAAGCCCATCGGGTTGTACACATAGTACTCCCGAACAACTTCAACAATGTCAAACTGCCCTTCCTGATGGCGTTTACGGGCGACCTCACGTACCTTGCGAATGGTGCGCGGATCAACGAGTCGCAATTCCTGAATACCCGCCTTCGGATCCGATTCATCCGCCACACAATGAAAATAAATACGACCGTCTACATACCATTGCCGCACAAGGCTATATGCATCGCGATGGAAGTTGAGCATTTTGAGAAGGTTCGCGAATTCGGACTGAATGCGGGTTTCGAGTTCTTCCCCGAGATCCACATAGTCCAGATTCAATGCGACAGGCATCCGTTCAGCATCCTGCACCACAATTTCGTTGATGATCTGGTCTATGGCTTCATCGACCTCCGCCACAATCTGCATTTCTCGATAGCGATTGATGAGTTGGGGATCATCAATAACCGCACCATCGAGGTCCAGATAATAGCCGAAGTAACCACCGGCGGAACCATATTGAATATTTAAGGCGCCGTCTTGATTATCGGGAGGAACGAAACTGATTGCGTTCGAGGTCGGTTTCAGTAACGACGCAGTAGGCGCCGATGACTTTTGATTAAAGTTGAACTCGAAGCCGAAAAGACGAGGCATGATTTCACTTTCTGAGGGGCACCATTATAGGCGCCCCTCTGAAAACATATACAGATTAGATGTTAGCGGCGCCAGCGACATCAAGGCTGACTGTCGGGTTATCGCGAGTCGGAATTTGTCCTTCAACTTCCCACCACTGATAGGCAAACTGACAGGTATAGGTTTCAACTTCAGACGTGGTATTCCAGTCCAATGCAATCGTTCCAAGGTCGGTTGGGAACGCGCCGATGAATTTATACGCACGCAACCGATTGCCTTCGCGGCCGAACTGCGTTACCGTCGCGTCTGTGGTGAATCCACCATCCCCCTGAATCCCCTGCGTGAACTGTGAAGTCGCGGACGTATGACCGGACATCCGGTCCATCCACTCTTCAAGTGCGCGGCGAATGGCAAAGTTTTCGTCGTTGATGATAGTGACAGTAAATGGAGCGAACGTTCGGTCGCCCATGTAATTCAACTTGCGTCCAAAGTATGGGACCTCAAAAGTGGCAATGACAGATCCCGGAATTTCGGATACCTGCACCATGAAGCGGGACAACGTTGCAGCCAACGGTCCGCCTGTCACGGATGCCGGCCACCGAAGTTCCATTTCAAAGAGCGCCGCGCGGGCTCCACCACCCTTGAGATTATTGCGGAACTGATCGAGATTAAATGCCATGTTAGTTTATACTCCTATAGGGCGGCATTAAACCGCGCCCACAACCTCTTGAAATGAGACGCCTGAACGCACCGCAACGAAGTTCAACTGAATGAAGTTAATTGACCGCGCCGGTTTCACATAGATGTCACCAACGAACTGATTCTGGTCAACGATGGATGCTGGATTGTTCGATGAGTCACAAACTACCAGATAATCCGTAAGACCACGGCGTCCCTTCACATCGCGAAGGAATGGTTCGACCACATTGCGGAATGCGGAACGAGTGTACTCATCGTTGTATTCGAACAGTTGCGACTTGGCATACCGCTCAATCGTCTTCTCCAAGACAATGAACAACCGACGCACGTTGATACGGTCAAACGCACTCGGACGGCTCAACAGCGTCTTATCACCGAAGAGCAACACACCCTGACCCGGGAAGCTCACAACGGGATTAACACCCTTGCTATACAGGTCGTCGCGCTCCACCTGCTTCGGGTTCCACCCCAGCTTGACAACATTCTTGATGTTACCACGGCTGTAGCCCGCTGGCGAGTACCACGGATCGTTTGTCGTATCCGAGCGAGCAGCCAACCCAGCGATATCACCGTTCAGCGGCACCCATCGATAGACATCGTTATACCTATCGTAAGTATACTTCCACCCCGAGTCCATGAACGCATAACTCGTAGAGGATACCGCAGCACGGTCGAGCAGAACATCGGCCGCTTGGGCCGTACCATTGCTGACTACGCTATTCTTCGCGGGTGAGATAAACGCAACACAGTCTTTTCGAACTTCGGCGATATTGGCAATGACGTAGCTTGCCAACGTGGCAACCTGATTATCAGCAATAGACGGTCCGGTAATCAACAGCGAAACATCAATACCATCTTTGTCCGCGAACTCATCCCAACCGGTTTGAATATTACCAGTGGTGATGTCGTCGTTGTTTGAATTCCCGCCTACGAAAGACGTGGAGTAGGGAAGCACCTTCGACCCGAACGTTGTCGATGTCGCGCCAGTGCCCCAATTCGTTGTCGTGCCGACGTGGTTCAACCACCAGACATACGCTGAGTTCCGGTTAAGCACTGTCTTGTAGTAGTTGGTCTCGCCATTCAAAGTCTTCGCGTCGGAAGCCTTGGAAAGGTACGCGTACTTCTCTACCACTTGTCCTTTGACACCAGTGAATAAACCGTCTTCATCGACGACGACAAGATGTAGTTCGTCAGTTACACCGGAACGATCCGTTGCCCATCCAGAGGTGCCCGGCGCGTCCTCACCAAATGTATCATGGTACTCCCACTTCCGTGACCAAGTACCACTCGCAACCGTGCTAATGGTATCTTTCGATGCCGTTGAAAGTGTAAGTGCCGTAGCTGTCCCGACGGCGGATACCTGATACCAGTTACTATTGGCGCTGATATAGTCACCAACCACAAGGTCGGCAGTGAAGTCGGTACCTGATCCCGTCACGGCTGTACTATCCGCTGTGAGTGCGAGTGTGCCCGTAATGGTATCGTCCTGAAACGCTAACGCGCTTGGGCACAGTGAAATCTTAAGTGAGTTTCCGAGTTCGCCCGGATACTTTGCGGCCGCCAACTCGAATGTGGCGTTCGCAACCACGGACGTGCCCTCGGCGAGGACATCGTAATGGTCACTGTTCTTGATGAGCGCACCCGCGACGTTATTGGCGGTGGCGTTTACTGCGGTGGCCGCGATAGCACGTACCACACGCAACTGATTAGAATACGCTAAGAACGAAGCCGCGGAGAACCAATATTCGAACTGTTCACTATCTGGTTTTCCAAAAATTTGCACCAGACTTGACTCTGACCCAATAGAGGTTGACTCAAGTGCGGGACCCCATGCGAACGGGCCAGCAAAAGCGGCGGCGGATGTCGAAATTGTTTGAACGCCAGCAGTCAGATCTACTTCAGATGTGTTGACCCCAGGCGATACTTGAAATGCCATAGCTTAAACCCTCTCCCCGTAATGGAGTGCTAAAATTGAGTGTGCTGGTTACGCAGCAACACATCTATTTAGGACTTCCAAACTTTCACCTATTCGCGCCAGAAGTCGGGATCGTCCACCACATTCGGTGAACTTGGGTCCCAATCCCAATCGAGCGAGTGGTCGGTTGTGTCAAAGAATCCGACAAAAGGCTCGTCTAACGAAACGGGTTCCGATTCGTTCATCAGCAATTTTCGCATCGACAATCCGACATAGTTTTCAAATCCATGTTGTGCAGTGAGCCACCCCAAGAGGACAAGCGTCATCACACAGTCATCGTGTGCGCCTTCTTCTGCTTGGTATTTAGCACCCTTGGCGACAAAGGTTGTCAGTTCCCGAATCGTCTGATAATCAAAGATGAGCAACTGGTCTTTCTCGACCATCGTTCGCACCTGAGCGCAACCAATCCGTTTCGTTGCTTGTGTCATTCGCAATCCCAGACGCGCCTTGGGGTGGAACCCACCACCAAGCATCTGCCCACGTTTGGGATCCGACTTGATAAAGATTAGATTATCATACTCCAGTTCCATACGCAACGAATCCGCGACAATCAATCCGACATCGTTAATCTCCACAAGGATGAATGCATCGCAATAATGCTGGCCGATCTGTTTCAGGACCGGTGCAAGCAACTGTGGAGTGATATCGTTCCGACGAAAGACCGCAACTTGACGAAATGGCGTAATCGAAATATCAAAGATGCTCGCGACTGCAAAATCTTGATCCTGCCCTTGCGAGGTATCCACTGTCATCACATAGACATGCGACGGGTCAGTCTCGTTGGCACGCACAGGAGGCACATAGATCTTGAGTGATCCACGATCCTCCATCGGCGACTTGAAGGACATCTGTGCCAGCTTGTAGGCGGGGATGAGAGTATTAGCAGAACCTTGAAACGAGCAGTTAAATTCTTGTTCGAACTGCTGCTCACCGATGTTCTTGCGAGTTTCATCTGCCCACGCATCATCACGCCCAGGCACGTCGCGCCAGGTGAACCCAACCGTCTTATAGGTATTCCGTCCCTCTACCGCATCATTCCAAATTTTGTAGAAGAGGTTATAGCCTTTCGGCGTGCTGATAATAAATAGCTTGGTGGTCTTACCAGATGAGATTGCCGGAAACACCGAGGTCATAAACTCGCCAGCAATGTTATCGGGAACGTGAGCAAACTCATCAAGGAATAGAATATTAAACGTGTCTCCACGAATAGCACTCGCAGACGTGGACTCGGCCCGTACACGCGAGTTGTTGGCAAACATAATGAGCTTCTGATCCCACTTGACGATTCCTTGTTTCAGAAACCCGGGCAGAAACTCAAATGATTGCTTGAGACGCCGTAGGAGTTCAATGGCGGTGCTTTCTTTATTCGCCAGAATACCAACACTGACATCGGTATGAAACAGAATATACCAGAGGAAGTAGCCGCAGACAACAACCGTAGACTTGCCTGACTGTCTCGCCATTTTACAAATGGTGAAACGGTTGTTATTAAAGACATCAATGATCGTTTCTTGAAACGGCCACATCTTGAAAGGTACGATACCGTGGTCCACATGAACGATCTTGACATAGTTGTTGATAAAATAATTGACATCATCCGCACATTTCACATACTCTGTTAACTCGGCTTTGGTGAGTTGGACAATCTCATCGGGCAATGGGAGATTAGAGTTCCCATTGTACCCTTTATTACTACGCGTACTCTTCGGCATATAAACTACTTATCTCTGCGCGCCATGGAATAGCTCCGCGTGACGCTTCCGTACATTTGTGCTTATAAAGTTTCCGCATCGCCTTCGTGCCACGCTGTGTACCGTAATCTTTCGAGGGGCGCGTATGATCTTGGTGGTGCGCGACGGGCCCGCTCAAGAACACGAACGGGCACTGCGCGCCGTGCTGTAGACAGTCTCGCAACCACGCATCTTCATATCCTGCTTCCGTGAAGGCTTCATCATTTCCACCAATCGCACACAGACGCGACTTGTGAATGGCACCAAGAAAGAATAATGCGCGCCGTCGTGTGCGCGGATGGACAAACGTATCAATCACCACACCGTCGGCGTTGACATTATAGACGGTGGCGAAGAACGCGGCGTTCGGCTGTGCGGTCGCCGCATTGGTGAGTTCTTCAATCGTCTGTGCTGTTTCGTGCCATACATCATCCGACTGCATGATCAGAATATCACTCGACGCTAATGCGATAGCTCGATTGCGTGGATATGCTGGATTGCGATGTCCCTCTGGGCGCTCGATACGTTCCGTGACCACGGGATAGCGTGACAGCACCTCCGTCGTGTGATCAGACGAACCGTCATCAACGACGATGACCTCATAGTCAAACGGTACCTGCTGACGAAAGATGGAAGCAAGTGTGCCGTTCAGAATGTCGGCACGGTTGTATGTAGACAACACGACCGACGCTCGCATCATACAAAATTCACATGTGGCGGCGTCACCAGAGCCCGAATGATTTCGCGGTTCTTATTATTGAACTGGCAGCGAGGACATCCACCCGCATCGAAGCCCTTAAATGCGCCGGGCGCGTCATTTGCCCACAAGTGTGCAAACGTCTGTTCCTTGAGTGAACCAACAACGCCGCGTGTGTTATACGCAAGCACACAACAACGATACACATTCAGGTCCGCACCGATATAGGTATTGAAGTGTTGATACCCGCAGAACTCATAATCGGGATACTTCAGCACCAAGTCACTCACGCGGTCACCAAACATATTCACGACTTGATATGTATCTGACCCTAATACTTCCGCATCACTACAGAGCTTGACGGCCTCTGCGTGAAATGTCTCAAAATACTTTTCGTCTTCTGGCTGAAATACGGCGCTAATACGAAAGTTGTCCACCCCGGCTGCCCGTGCTTGGGCGGTAGCATCAACGACTTCTTTATAATTTTCCTTGGTGACAACGAACCCGACACCAATCGTTACGTTGCTACCCGTGGCCTTCTTTCGTTCCGCTAACGCTTTGATGTTATTCCACACACGCGTGTAGTGCGCGATAGGCACATTACGAATGGAGACATACGAATCGACGGTTGATGCATCCACACTCACGCGCACCCACATCGCTTTCGTGAGTAGATCAATCAGCTTCGGTGTGAGCTTGACACCATTCGTCACGACGCCAACTTCCAATCCAAGCTCGTAACACTTTTCCACAACCTGTTCAAACTTGGGATGTACAGTGGGTTCGCCACCACCGGTCAACTGAATCGCCTTGACGCCCATCGCTGCGGAGTCTTCTAAAATCTCGATAATCTTCTCGTACGAAATCATACGATTCGGATTGTTATTGACACTGCCATCTTCACGCGCCTCACCAAACAATTCATTGCTGAGGTTGCCACTCATACGATACGCGCAAAAGCTACAATCCTGATTACAAAGATCGCTGATGATCAGTTGGACTTGTGTGGGTGAAGGGACTTCGCCGCGAGCGAGTGCATCGAGGCGGTCGCGATGCCAGTACACTTTCATCGGGCTATATGGCGATGGATTCATAATAAACCTCGCTGCTATTTAGTTTCTTTTTGGAGGGTGCGGAGTTCACGCAAGAGATCAGCGGCGCGTCCGACAAACACGGCCTTCTCTATGTTCACTCCGCCCCCATCCCCCGCGCCCGATCCTTGTGGCGCAGCATCTTGTTTGATTTTATGGAGATTGACAAGTTCTTTATTGGCATTCACAATCGCGGTGAGCATCGTCGCAACAACTTCATACGCTCTCGGGCTGTCCCCGCTCTGTGCAAGTAGAATAGCACTCTTGGCAGCTTCCGTCACGTCATTCGTCATCTGTGTGATGTTGCCGCGAGCGGCCTCAAAATCCCGATCTAGTTTTTCTTGCGCCGTCTTGTCATCTACGACTTCGGCAACTACAACCGGCGCCGCCTGTGTAGTGGTTAGTGCCGTATCCGCTACTAGCTCCGGCGCCACATCAAAGATTTCATTCAAATTATCAGACATATTATATTTTTGTTATCAAACCACCTATGATGGAGATACCGATGGCGACGGCGACACCGATGCTGATTGCGAGCTAGACGGGGATTGTGATAGCGACACAGAGGCCGATGGTGACTGTGAAGCAGACGGCGAGAATGACGGTGATGCGGACGAAGACGGTGACTCCGAGGAGCCGGCCGCAGTGAGGACTTCGGTGATCGTTGTATTCGACGTAATCGCCGTACCCGATGAAACGTTCTGTGTCGGCGGATCCGCGAGTACATTGATCGTCGCCTTCGGTAAGGCATCCGGTGTCGGCGCCGCAAGATCCGCATGTGGCGAATTGTAGAGGTTGACGATAACTTCTTCGATTCGTCTACTCTGTCTGATCGGACCATAGAAGAACACCTTCAGCGCAAAGTCTAACGTCCAGACAATGGCGCGCCGCTTGATGAAGTCTTCCTCGTAGTTATCCGAGTGTGATACGCTCTGTAAAACAACGGGCACCTGATCCAAAAGATCGGGATAGTTCTCTAACGGGCGCGCAGCAATCGTGTAATCCGGCGTGAAGAACGGAAGAATCTGTTCAACGATCTGCATTCCATCCTGCTGAAGTTTCACCAACACCGACAACTGAACGTTCATCACATACGGCACACCAACGTAGAGCTTGGCGAGCTTGTGTGCTTCGTTGCTATTGAACTTGAGCTTATCGAGTGTATTCAGCTTGCGCGTCGTATCATAGACGAGACTCGTCATCTCATACGACATACGGGGAACTACTTGACCCACACCCTTCCCATAATCAGGATCTTGTGTCAGATGAACTAACCAACGTTCTTTCGGACCATACTGCAATGGCACCTGTTGACGAAATGCTTCGTCACCATCTGAGTTTTCTCGCGTGATGGTGATATCGTCAAACAGGGAACCAAACGCCAGTAGATATCGGCGCATGTGCAGATGTTTGAAGTGTGTGTTCATTAGCCTGAATTCGGTCGCGTGCCGCGAGACACAACGACACTCAACGGATTACCCTGCAAGAATTCATTATCAGTAATTGGATCATTGGTACTCGGTGTGATGCCCGGTGTCGTATCAACCACTGTCCACGTAGCGGCAGAGGTGCCACCAACCACGGCCGTATTCGCAACAAACGTGCCGGTGATGTCCTGCACGCGAAGCAGACGAGTTGTGGAATCCCAATCCCATACCACACCCGTCGCGGTAGCGGCCGCCAGACTTGCACCCTGATAAACCGTTTCGGTTTTGCTGTAGTCGCCCGAACCTCCCGCGGCTTTCATATCGAGGTTGATGGTATAAGCAAATTTGTTAGCGACCTCATTGATATCGTCCACGCCCGTTGTCACCCCTTCGTTGTTGAAGTTGAACATCTCACACTTCAATTCATAGGTGTAGAGTTTACCCAACGTAAATAGGGTTTCCTTGTTTTCCACAAATCGAATGTTGAACAGAAAGCGATTGTCTGCATCCATCTCGATGTAGATAAGATCGCCACCCCGCGGCCGCTTCATCGCCGTGATCGCCGTTTGACTCATGACCGAATTGCGGAACCGGCGTTGAGACACTGTGAGGTACATCTGGTCTTCAATGTGCAAACCAAACTTCCCCACAAATTCCGATTGTCCCTGAAACCCGTCAAATGACTTTACGTACATCTCAATCTCGAAGGCTTCTGTGAAATTGGACAGGGGATCTTCACCGAGGAACGCGTCGATGTTCGCGTCGTTCCGAGGAACGTAATGAACACTGTGCCCATAGATCGCAATCGATTCATCGATCAGATCTTGAACAACATCCTGTTCACTAACAACCTTAGTGTGGTTAAAATAGGAATTGACCGGCATGGTTTATCCCACGATGAACATTGGCGGTTCTTGGAACTCGCTTCGCACCTGTTCTTCAAGTGTCGTAATTTCTTGATTAGCTTCAGCTAACATACCCTTACCATCCAACTGTACGCCACCCGGCATCGCGATGCCGCTATACTTGGAAAGGTTTACTCCCCACTGACGTTTGATTAGTGATGTGGCATACCGCTGTAACCAACGGTCGGTCCACACTTTTGTATACCCTGCGGGATCGATGGTGCGATATCCTTCAAGAATGATATGCTGACCGGGTATAAATGTGACATACCAATTCACATCCATATAGAGCCGGTTCATGTGACGCGAGAATCGAATCGCCGGCCGGCCGCGGAACATATCATTCAACAACTGCTGATAGCTACGACCAACATAATATGGAATAATAGAGTTCGCGGTAAAGCTCGACATCAAGGAGATATTGAACTGTGCTTGCGGGTCAAATAGAATGTCCGCAGAAAGACGAGAGTCATAGGGCGCGAAGACTTTGGTGATGCCAATCACCGAATCAATAACGGTAAACCACTTATTGTCCATGTCCCCGAAGGTGATACCATCAGTCTTGACGGTGCCCTGCGCGCCGGACTCGTTTCCGAGAACCACTTCTCCGTCGTTGAACGTGTTGCGAGCGGTGTCGCTGTAGGCGTCGGCCGATGCAGTACCGGTGTTTGAAGTCGCGGAGACATAGAACGTGATCGCCGTAGTGTTCGCGGTGCTGACATACCGCCCCTCAACGTTGGATGTTTGTCCAACGAGTTTTTCGTCCGCCAGAAAGGTGCCACTGAACGCCGAGTCGAACACCATCGTGCTGGCAGTAATTTCATGCGCCATGTAGGTCTTGATAACCGCATCCATGTGGTACTGCTGATACACATATAGCGCCTCGTCGATACGATCTTCGACTTGATCGTCATCGACGTTAATCTGTAGCACCGGCTTACCGAGTGCGCGGTAGCAGTATTCTTTGAAGTCGTCGCGTGAAGATGGAACAGGCATATGAGTTTATGTCGCGTAGAGGTTGGTGCCGACTGGTATAACTAACCGTGCGGATGTACCAGTGAACTTTGTAGCACCATTCACCGTGGATGCCGCATTCATCGTCAGGGCACCGTTGAGAAGCGCCGTATTTGATAGGGTAGTGGCTCCCGTCACGCCCAACGTATTCGCGAGAGTGCTAGCGCCCGTCACACCCAACGTACTCAAGGCGTTAATAGCACCGGTCACGCCCAACGTACTCAAAGTGTTAGTAGCACCCGTCACACTCAACGTGTTACTCAAGGCGGTAACACCTGTGGCACTAAAGGTATTATTAAATACCGCTGCACCATTGACGTGAAGTGGAGATGTCGGAACAATGTTGACACCAACACGGTTGTTGGTGGTGTCGATATACAACACATTTGTATCCACGGCAACATTTGCGGCGACCGTCATGCTACCGGTGATAGCAACATTTCCCGCAACGGATAGCGATGATATAAGACCAGATGGCGGCGCACCAACCAATCGCCACTTGGTTGTCGCAAACGAATAGACTAGCGAGATGGAAGCCTTCGGACCAATCTCCACGTCCCCAACACCAGTCTCAAACCGATTGTTCACCGTCGATGACGTGTTCGCATCTCGCAACGTGATTTTATAGGTCGCATTGGTATTCTGAAGATACAACACTCGAACACCCGTCGTCATATTTGACGGTTGGTCGAGACCCGTAATCGAAATGTCCGACGTATCGGGATTGATATTCAGTGCGATAGCATCAATCAGGTCTGCTGGACTATAGTTGTTATATTCGGTGCTTGATAGTGTTGCGGAGATGAGCGACGATGCGTGGTTGTAAAGAAGCGACCGTGTATAAACGGTGTTTGATGAAATGATGTTGTTTGCGACAGTAACATTGCTGCTGAAGGTCGCGTTATTTCCAACCGTCAGAGGCGTTGTGGCCGTGAGCGTGACAGAACCATTAAAGGTGCTGACGCTGTTGGTGTACAAGTTGGCGCCACCGATATAGGTTTCAGTTGACGGGATAAGGTGGACGGCAGTACTAGAGATAGCAACATTGGCCGCAGAACTGTTCACGGTGACATTGGCCCCAAATACACTCGTACCGGTCAGAGTTACCCCCGTCGCATTCGCGCCGAACTTTCCTCCCGCGATGATCAGACTACTCGTTGTCTCTGTCGTGTTTCCAATGGTGAATGCGCCAATACCCCCGACGCCGTTCGCAGTTCCTCCTGCGACGAGTACCGCATTGCTGTTGAGCAAGTCGATGACGTTATTGGTTCGCGTCAACCACGCACGGAAAGTGTTTGCGGTGTCGAGTGCTACAATTGGTAGAGTTGGTATTGGCATAAGATAACTATATTTAGGTGAACGGTGCGACTATCCCCATTTCGACAAGAGGAGTCTTAATGAGCGGTAGAGGGACCGGAAGTTGTTTATCTTCACATAATGCCGGCACATTGATTTTTCGTAGTATCATGTCATCATAGATATACGGAAACTGCCACGGAATATCACGAATCCATGTTGCTACACGAAGTGTGGCAGCCTCGGACATCCCCCCTGTATTGGTCTCCATCATACGGCCGGGTGTGTATAGCACGGCGGTCGGGTTCCAGTCCCGCCATATGCCATCCTCAATCTTGCCTGACCAAAATGTCGAGCGCAAATCAATCGTTTCTTGCGCTTCACGAATCGCATCGGCGTTACTATCAATCCCCGCAACACGAACGTCAGGTCTATGTATAGTTAGACGACGGAGCAACATCCCATTGCCACATCCAAGATCCAATACGCGAGCTTTTTGTGGTAATTGCGTTATTAACGCGTTAACCATGTCCCCGTGCGCTCGGCCCAGGTCCCGAGCATTATCGAATCCGTTGTTTATCCACCACGTTTTCTTCGGTTGTCGATACGGACCCGTCGTACTGAACTCATCTTTACGAGGTGTCCAGTCGGTGCGTGTGGAAATTTTGACCGCAGGAGTTACAATCTCCGCAATCCCGAACAGCCGAGACCATTTTACTGGCCACGCGAGGACTTCCTTAATCAATCGCATCTCTTCCAGATATCCATGCCGCGCGCCCACCTGAAACATTTGCTCCGCAATCTTTTGTGATGCTTCACACCTATAATGACATGGCATGTGAGAGACGAGGCGAAGACCCATCCACCGCAACAGTGTACTGGTCATGGGTAACATGGGCGAACAATGTTGCTCCCATGTACTATCGACTTGCCCGCGACCCCACGTTTCCAGAAACGCTTTTCGGCAACATTCGGGAAAGCCTAATAGTTTCCCGAATCGGTCGACATATGACGGCGCCGTCGCGGATCGACGGTCGGAACGCGAGGAGATATTTGATAAATCGACGGTATCTGCGTATTGTTCTGGACGAACAAACAACACCCGATACTTAAATCGTTCACCATTTTTTAGTTTCGTTTCTACCGATGAGTATGAATTGGAATAACTAATTCTATCTATTGGTATGCAAAGAATATTATGATTGCGCGCCCACTCTGTGAGCCCTACTAATTCTTCGGGTGCTATTATCTGCGATGCCGCCGAGCGAACGCCATCAACAACCGACAACCGTTCAACACTTTCATAGGCATTCGCCGCTGCTTTGAACAACGGATTCCACCACTCACGTTCAACTGGACTTCGCCACGACCATCGTGTCCAATCGGGAAGTGTGGGGGTGTCACTTGCTAGAACATTCTGTTTATCATTCATAATGTATTATCATTGTGATCCGTGTGATCGCCGTGAGATTGCCTACCGCCGTTGGGCTGCCCGGTTAATGTTGATAAGTGTGACGATGATTGATTCTGCCATTTCGAAAACGCTGCCTGCTCAAGTTCTTTTCTATTCGTCCAGTCACACAGCGGAATCGTCCCCGCCTCACGAAGTCTTCGTGCGCCTTCTGCAAATAACTTCTTGTATGTTGAACAATATGTAGAACGCATTCGCCAATCATTGGACTGCCCTTCGCCTGGGCATTGACCGTAGCACATCAACCAATATTCACAATCTTTGCATCCACCAAATTCTTGTGGTGCTTGGTAGAGCGCCATCTGTCGTTCATAGTGGCGAGCGCCTGGGTGCCCTATGAAACTACCATTTGGGTCGCCCGACCCCTCTGCTGGCATCCAGTTGAACCCGTCTTTGTTTGTTCGCGAGCAGTGAGAGACAGAACCGTCGTTCTCAATACCGTTGACGGCACTTGTATTCCACGGGTCGCACGGTTTCCAATGACACACGACATCATCAGCACCCCTGAGGAGTTTCAAAATCTCCTCAAATTTAGACATGCGTAGTTGCTTAAATGTTGGAACATGGATTCGCCAAATGTCCAATAACCGATCCGACAATTCTTCTTGTGGCAGGTATAATGTATCTGCTTTGTGATCCATCTCCATTGTATGAAGATTTATCTGTTTAAGCCCCCGATCATCTAACTCATGAAGCCATGACACAAACCGAGGAAATCGTTCTGCACTAGAATTCCCGGCGTGCATAGTGACAATAAGACTGGGCCGAAGACGCGGATGTTGTACCGATAACGAAAGCAACGTATCAATCGCATGAAGCGTTCGTGCTGTCTGCTTGCGTGTCGCCTCTAATGTACCTGCCCACCGACTGTCATTTAATTCATCTGGGCCATCTAATGAAATACCCACATGTGTGTTGTACTTAATGAACAGTTCAATATGTTTGTCGGTAATCAATGCGCCATTAGTCTGCACCGATGAACGACCTGATCGGGCATGGGAAATTGACAGGAGTTCCTCAAGATGATGGAGTGGCAATAACAAACACTCCCCACCAAATAAAGAGAAATGGTCCTTGGGACCAAGTTTTTTGATGGAGGCTAATACCGCATCACGATCATATCGATGTGATCGCTGCTCTTCTCGCATTCCCTCTTCATAACAATAGGTGCATTGCAACTGACAACTGACGCCAACAGGTCGAATCTCAATACTCATAATATTTTTGCCGTAAAACTTTACGCACCCACGTAAATGGGCTGATCAGCATGTGTGGCATCTGCGTGTGGAACATCTGTGTGTGCTACGTCCGAATGGCTAGAACTATCGGTGTGCGACTCGGTAGTTTCGTCACCATGATCATCGTTATGATCGCCGTGCCCCGCGCCGTCGCTGTGATCTCCGTGCGGCTGCCCGTCGTTATCAGTGTGATCGCTATCATCATCGTGGTCACCATGATCATCGTTATGATCAGCATGGCCACTACCTTCGGCCGAATCCGTGTGGCCGGGCCCGCCAGAGTCGCTATGGTTATCGGTATGTATATCGTTGTGTGTAGTCGTATCGGTATGCGCCACGTCCGAATGTGATACGTCCCCAAATGCCACATCATCATGCGGGGAGTTCTCACCAGTTCCGCTGGCAATATACCGTAACTGCTGATTCCCAGCCGCAGTATTTTCTATCCACAGTGATCCGGCAACCGCGCCCGTATGTGTACCATAGGTGTCTATAGTAGAACATTCGCGTATGTTTCCAGAGGTATCTACATACCGTAAACGATCAGACTCCATCCAAATTGAGCCATTTATACCGGCGCCGGCCGACCCCTTGTTGGTGCCGATAATATAATATTCTACAGCCGCGCTATCCACATAATGAAGCGCGGTTCCTTCGACCCAAATACTACCAGCAACCTTAGCCATTATCTTGCCTTAAGAAGTTGTGTGACATGTAAAGTCAATTGTAACACATGTGCTTGCAATTCGTCAATCTCAGATCTAAGGGACAATACGCCCTTCGCGGATTCGCGTCGGGCCCGCGACCGCGTGAGAGCCTTTTTGTCGGTTAATAGTAACGCGTTGTTATAGGTGTCCCGTACATGCTTGCGGTCATCGGTCTGTATCAGCATTACTCATCCAAGGCAATAGCGCGGAAGTTGCGAATCTTCGGCACGACGGTCGTATCGTTGGTAGACATCACTATTTTAATGGAGAACACTTTGAACCGATCCGTGGTATCCGTAGATGATGTCAACGCTTGACTTTGCGGCGTGCGGAACTCAAACTCCCGATACTGTGTGGCACGTGTGCTGATCACTCCATCCGGCGTGATTTGTGTCATCAATCGCCATGGCTGATCCGCAAACCTCTCGCTATCCAACGTGCCCGATAGCACCTTGTAATAGGCATAGAAGTTAGTACCCTCGGGGCGATATCCATCAAAGTACATCTTGATGTCGCGAGCGTCGAACCCTTCCGCTAACGACACCTCCCGTGTGAAGTATCGTGTCAGCGCATTACCATGCTGTGCGGAGTCCTCGCCACGATACGTCAGCGCCGCATTGCCAGATACCGTAACAGTCGGCGTAGTGAGGTAGCCACTTCCGTCAGTCGTTAACACAAGACTAGTAACAGTGCCCGTGACGATGGAACTATTGACGGTGGATACAACTGCGTATCCTACTGCATTCGCACCGACATTACTGGCGCTTATTGTCATCGTCAGGTTCGCAAAGGTCGAGAACGCATTCGCGACGCGGGCTTCACCGGCGGTCGTTGTCGCAGTAAACTGAGAGTCGCTTTCGATGGACGCAACGGTCACCGCCAAGTTGGCCCCGATCACCACATCTCGTCCCACAATAACTGAGGTGAGGAACGCACTGCCCGTCCCTGTCACAACGTTAGACGATGCGACCGTCGTGACGGTGCCTGTGGCTGCGGCCGCATTCGCATAGCCACTACCGGGATCGAGAATGACAAACTGTGTCGCATACAGTTCCATCTCATTGATGCGATTCTGTATACCAAGGACAGTCATCTTTTTTAGATCGACATACGGTGCGACATCAGTGCTTCGCGTTGTGAGCGTGGCGATGGTATCGATGGTATTCGCTGACACCCCGCTGACTGTCTGACCCGCTGGCGCACTATTCGCAAAAGCAGGGTAGAACTGTGGCGCAGCGTTCGCGTCGTAGCTCCCGGTTAAGAACGACCGTGAGGACAACGCTACCAGTTTGTTCGGTTGAACGCTATACGCAACTGCGGTGCCCGAACCTTCTGGCTTGACGCTCAACGAATAGCTCGTCGATGTCACCAACGGGAAGGTAACTTCATACGGATAGAACGTCATCGAATCAAATGTCTTGGTTGTCGCCGGTTGCACGCCACGGGCGACAAGGATGCCAGTGTTCGCACCACTCGACAATGTCCACTTTGCTTTGTTCAAGCGGAACATCATATCTTCAAATGGTGTTTCGGTCCACGTCGATCCGTTCTGTGACTTGAAGAAGCTGCCCGCATAGGGCTGCTTCGCAACCTTCTTATCGGTGCCAAGCACCTGCGCGCCGAGTTCGGCGGTGTAGACTTTATATTCCGAAGAGTCGGAGCGAACCACAAGGGCGTACTCAATACCAGGCAACAGGTGAACCAGTGAGGGCATCGTGAATCGCGTGTACGCGGATGTGTTGCTGAACGCGGTAGACAAATCCGTTGTGACAACATTCACGGCGTCGTACCGCAGTGTGGTAGACGCTTGTCCTTCTGGTGACGCACACGGCACTACCTGATATGACGAAGGATATCCATTGATAACTGGTCGAAGTTCAACCGTGACTGGAATGTCATCGGTAGGTTTTGCTGAGAACACCAAGTCCACCGAGGCTAGCATGATACCCTGTGGAAAGCGTGTCGCATCCACAAGGAACGTTTCCGCTAGTGGATCTGCCCATCCTTCTGGGCATGACGTGTAGGTGTCGTTCTCCCAATAACGAGAGTCGTGGACACCACGTCGCGTGACATTGGTGGTACGAGATACGATACTAGTGGGTTGCTGCGACACCGACAAACCGGAGGCCACATAGTTGGTTTCTGCGGTGGTCGTGGCGCTTGAGAGATCGTTTGTACTGCTATCCGTCAAACGGAAGAGTCGTTGACCAGTCGCGAACTGCCCTTCCTGAAGATGAAGCACCCCCGATACGGTACCCGCACCACCCGCAGTCACCGTACTGTTCGCAAGGAACCCATCAGATGACAACGACCCGACGCTATAGATCGTCTGTCCCGCTGTGATATCTGTGAGTGCGCTTGTATCAATAACCGCCGTCTGGTTCGCTGAGTGATAGTTGGTGACACTCGCACTCTGTCCCGCGCCAGGCCCACCGACAAAATAGATCACCGTGGTGTTGGCGATTTTGGTATCCGTGATGTCCACGTCCAACCGAAGGTTGTTTGAATCATACGCCCGCACGACGCCCGAGGTAATCACCGCCGTGTTAACCGTGAGTGTCTTTGTTTCTACCGCAACACTGGCCGCGCTGAGAACACTGGACGTACGGGAGGACATCGGCAAAATAACCTCGGCACCGACCGTGCCAACACCAGAATCTTTCGCCATTTTCTCGGGGCGCAAACTCCCGGCGGCGTAGCTAAACTTCCGAGCATACGCGCCATTATCTTCCGGTAGAATGAGGCGCGATCCACGATCCGTAAATGTACCCGTCGCACTGCCGTAGTTCAGCCCGGGCCCAAGAATGGCATCAGCGTCCACATCCTGCTGCGCCCGAGTGCACTTGAGTGTGTATGTGATCGTAGCGCCCGAGTTCGACAAACGCGGGGTGACATCTGCGACCACGACACGGGTCAATGTGTAAAGGGTTGCACCATTCAACCTGAGGGCAGCATTGCTATCGAAGGTCGCGGCGGTGTTTGACGAAACACTGGCGATGTATCGATCAAACACATCCACACCAGACTTGACACGCACCAACTGATTCGACAACAATTCGAAGTCAAACTCAGTACTGGTTCCGGTGACTGCCGTTGAATTGGTGATAGTGCTTACGGTCCCCGTCAAGGCTTTTTTCACATAGAGCGTCTGTCCAATGAAGAAGGTGCCCGAGGGAATGTCACTCGCAGCGACGGGGTTCAGTTCAAGCACATTTGCTTGCTGCACATATTTTTGCACCGACACACTATCAAAAAACGGATACAGCGTGGCATTCGGACGCAACCCATTGGCGGCGAACACAACGTCTCGGGCTCGGATACTATGAACAACAGAGGTGTCCAAAATCACGTTGCCAAGTGACTGTGTATTCGTTTGCGAGGTGTATGAAAATTCGGTGCCTGTGCGTTCCGACACAGATGCGGTTACTGTTTCTGACATAGTGTCCTTCGAAAGTTATGTGTTAGCCGTCGCTCAAACGTCGGTCCGTCTTACGAGTGGTGGATTACCGGCGGCGTCCCAGGCTTCCCAACTTCGCCAATTATACTCGCCTGCCTTTGCGCTCTCACTCCCCTCGTTGACACGCCATTCTGTGCCATTCTCTTCTTCTTCTTCTTCTTCGGGTGCTGTTGCGGTCCATGTCGTATTCCATTCACCCCACACCGTGTACGCAGGCAGGTTTGCATTGATCCACGCTTGCGTCGGACCACCCCCGTCTATTACCTGTGCCGGAAGTGTCGTGGTAGACTTCCACGTATCCACCGCTGGTGACAATTGAATCTTCCCGTAGAAGGAACCGATATCAAATGGGTTTACCGAAACCGATTTGGTTGCTAACGGCTGTGAAATGAACTCCTCCGTCGTATAGGCCGGAATGGCGATATCACCAACAACGGTAATACCAGCCGTGGTGGTGTTCGCATAGTCCGTGCTGAACTGCGTCGAGAACGATCTGAACGCGGAGTGTAGTACGTGCTTGCGTGTGTCAATGGACGCGGCGAAGTCTATATGGGACACATGCGCGGTTCCGGTGCTTGTAAAATTATCCACCACAATCCCGTTCTTGAACCGCTCGTTGTCGTCGGCATCTAGTTCCGTCGTGTCAAGCGTGAGGCGTTCCAGTTGCGACAGTGCCGTATAGTACTCTACCCGCTTTACACGGTCGTCCACCTTTGCGATGTCCCGCATTGTGTATCGCTTGTAGTCGTACGACTTCACGGTGACATTAGTAGGAATGCCCGCCCCATCAACGAGCGTATATGCAGGAATAGTCAATCGATAGAGCAACAAGTCTGTTGCTTCGATATGCGGCGCCTCTGGGAATACCGCAGCCTGTCCTTTCGTGACATGGAACGCTCCGTTGGCGGTAATCGATACAGCATCCTTCCGCGCCAGATAGTAATCGTAATCACCATTCCAGATATCGTCGGACACGGGAATAAGATAGGGCGTACCATCGCTGGCCGCATATGTGCTGTTGGCACTCGTATTTGTTGACGCAAACACCAACGCAACATTTCCGGTCGCCGCCCCATAATGGCCTTGCGCGACACGGAAGTCCAGACAGGCACGTAAGTTCGTCCCTCGCCCATATTTCGGAGAGACATACGTGGGAATAGTATCGTACGTCATGCCCTTATCGACATTGTTCGTCGAGAGATAACTATCCACCGTCGCGTATCCAATACCCGAGTGCATGAAGTGGTCAAAGATAAACAGCAGACGCCCAGTCGTGACGATCACAGCACTTGCGCCCGTCCCGACAATGGCGCGGCCGTAGTTGTAATGGTTGTCGCGTTGCCCCGTATCCAGTCTGAAGTGCGACGTAACATCCGTGGCGGTAGACATATCTCCAGTAGAGAAGACCGTGTTGCTGCTCTTATACAGTACCTTCCGCAGATTCGTCACATCATGTGTGCGAAGCGAATACGCAAAGCTCGGCGCCGTGTTCAGCGTATGATATTCCACCTGTCCATTAACCAACGCGGTCGTTGCAGACGCATGGTAGCTCGTAGTATTACC